CTAGATTTGGATTGAATTGGATCCAGATGGACAGGAAACTTCCCTGCAACGCATGGCAAGATACGCATAGATATCAAAGGAAAGCAGGTTCTCGGCACCTTTAATGGCTGGAACATCCCCATAGCTCAAAAAAGCAATTTCGAGCCTCTCAGAGCCTATAAATGCGTTGATGGGGGATTGAAGAAAGTCGTCCACAACCTTCTTACATGCTTCGATTGCGTCATCAAGCTTGCCAAACTCCCCAATGCTTACCCAGGGGCTCGGCTTACCCCCTCTGAAGTCGCTGTAAACATTAACGCTAAATGGTTTCGATAAGTTCATTACTTCCATAGTCATCCCCTGAGTTTTCCGTAGGATTGTTAGCTTACCCTCAGGGGATGCCCATGTTTCAATTGGTGGATTGTGTCGGCGGAGATCGAGCTAAACGCAATTTTGTAGCTCAAAATCATATCCAGCATTCACGGGCCCTATGCTATTGGGACTCTGTTACCCATCTCCAAAAATTGTTTAATAGGAGTTGTGTAAGGCTTTCTGAAATCATGCTGGTAAGCCACTATTTTCGGATCTGCTCTGATATGCTGGACCTTAGACTTCAAGGCACTTTGAGTGAGAACATTTTTTGAGAAATTTCTACCTCTAATTGCATAAATATGTATGCCTAAATCAAATATTTCTTCTAGTCAGCTACTTAAAGAGGTCGCGTTATTGCCGATTAGGGAAAGGCGTCGCTTTATCGTAAAGCAAAATTACAAAGTTTTTCTTTATAAATATTACTCATGCAACGCCCCGGAGTATCTGAGTTCAATAATATGCGACTCAAATTTATGGTTAAGTTCCCCGCAATCATTTAACGACCCATTTGATATGAAGTGGGTTTATACGGTTGACAGAAATCCAGCAAAGCGACGGAAAAGACTAAAAGGTATTCTTCAAAATAACCCTGATATAGCTCAAAAAACATGGAAGCTAAGACAGCGTCAAATTGACCAATTAATGCTCGATCCTGAGGGTTTAGAAACAAGGGTCATGGAGTCCAGTGTAAAACACGCCGGCACGGCTGGTGTATGTTGCTTATCCCAAGATCCTAGGGAAATTTTAATGTGGAGTCATTACGCTGATCAGCATAAGGGTTTGGTTTTGCAATTTGATGTCAGCATAAACCCGGAAGTTTTTTTACAAGCTATTTCAGTTGAATATTCCGCTGATTATCCTGTTGTCGAGTGGACTGACCCGCAGGAGAATGCATTAAAAGTCGGCTTGTTAAGAAAATTTAAAAGTTGGGGGTATGAGCAAGAGCGAAGAATTATTAGGCCTGGGCTTGCCAATAGCTTTTTGCCATTTAAGCCTAGCGCCTTAACTGGGATTATTTTGGGTTGTAGATTTCCAGAGGAGCAAATGCCTCTGATAGAAAAGATTTTAAAAGACAGGGAATTAAAAGGCTTCTCTATGCCCATTATTTATTCTGCAAGGCAGGATAGGTCCTCATATGGGTTGAAAATTTTCAAGAGAGTGAATTAGATGCCAAAATTACTTTTACTGGGCGCTGGTTTTAGCCGCAATTGGGGTGGATGGTTGGCTACAGAAGTTTTTGAATATTTACTGGGTACCAAAGCAGTTATTGGAAGTGACAAATTACGACAATTACTATGGAAGCACCAGTTGTCAGGTGGTTTTGAGGCTGCCTTGGCAGAGTTGCAGATGCTGGCTAAAAACCACCCAGCTGAGTGGCAATTTGATTTGGCCGAATTTGAATCTGCGGTTTTAGTCATGTTTGGCGATATGAACTCTGGTTTTCTTGATCTTGGTGATTGGGATTTGCAAACCCCTCCTAAGGAGTCTTCGAAAACTATTCCTTTCTTTTTAAACAAATTCGACGCTATTTTTACACTCAATCAAGATCTTTTGCTTGAAGAGCATTACTTATCTAGGGTCGATTTATCTTTGATTTCCCCTAGAAGATGGGATGGAGCGTCACTTCCTGGGTTAGATTTTCGGCCATCATTGGAGCCATTTCATCATTTATCTAAGGCGCGGGGAAGATGGATTCCGCAATCTAATTTAAATGTAGATTTATCAGCAAGAATGCAGCCTATATATAAATTACATGGATCCTCTAATTGGCAGAAAGAAGATGGATCACCTCTTTTGATTATGGGTGGCAATAAAACTCAAGAAATTTCTACTACTCCTATATTGCAGATGTATCAAAACAAATTCGCTGAATACTTAAGTGAGCCTAATGCTAGGTTGATGGTTATAGGGTATGGATTTGGCGATGAGCATATTAACGAGGCGTTAACCCAGGCCGTGGAATTGGGATTAAAGATCTTCTTAATTGATCCCATGGGGGCAGAACTTGCTTTAAAGCTAAATAAGACTAGGTCTTCGGGTCAAATTACCTGCGGAACTCCGTTGGAGAGCGTATTCCAAAAATCGTTGATCGGCGGATCCCGTCGTAGCCTCAAAGAGATTTTTGATGGAAGCCCAATAGAATACAAGAAAGTGATGAATTTCTTCATTTAAAAATTTGCAGTTAGCAGGGTTCGGTGTTCGAATAATATTTGTAGTGATTCGACTCGCAGCCATATACAACCGTAGAACCCATATTCACGAAACCCTTTTTTGGGCTTTCTATCCACCACCAAAATAGCGTCTCAATACTTCATTAGCTAATCACCAACCCTTGATGCTAGGCGCTTGATTTACCTGTGGGGGTGTTCCAATTGTTGTATTTGGTGGGGTAGTAATTGGTGCCTGAATATTTCCTTGATATTGACCCTGAGGCCCATAGAAATTTGTTTGATTACCTTGTACTTGAGCTGATCCCTGGAATGCCCCAGTAGCACTGTAAGAGTTAGACACTCCATTGGGAGATGTTTGTATATAACCTTTGTATTCACCGTTAGGGCCATAAATGGCCTGACTATGTGCAAACCCCGAAATGAGCAGTGCGACCAAACAAAATTGATATTTCATTAACTTTCCCCTGTTGCGTCAACTTAAGTGTATGCCTATAAAGGCTCAGATAGTGAGCCTGGTATGCAAACCCTAAAAATGCCATTAAATGACTGATTTCCTTATATTATTAAGGGATATATATAACTTTTGGCATTATTGAATGAGCAAGAAATCCCTTAGCGAACGAGATATTTGTACGAAATTCATTACGCCAGCCATTCTTGGCGCAGGCTGGGATTTGCACACTCAAATTCGCGAGGAATTAAGTTTTACTAAAGGCCGCATTATTGTTCGCGGCAAGTTACATACCCGCGGAAAGCAAAAGCGCGCAGATTACGTCCTTTATTACAAATCCAATATTCCCATCGCTGTAATCGAGGCCAAAGAAAACAACCTCAGTATTGGCGCAGGAATGCAGCAAGCACTTGATTATGCGGAAACGCTTGATGTGCCTTTTGTCTTTAGTTCAAATGGCGATGCATTCTTAATGCATGACCGAACTGGCCTGGCGGATAAAGTAGAGCAAGAGCTTTCTTTAGATGCATTCCCGTCGCCAGAAGAGCTATGGTCGCGTTATTGCAGATGGAAGGGTGTTGATACCCCTGAGGCAAAAAATACCGTAGAAATGCCTTATTACGATGATGGCACTGGGCGCGCTCCCAGGTATTACCAAGTCAATGCAGTCAACAGAACAATCGAAGCGGTGGCTAATGGCGCCAATCGCATTCTGCTGGTAATGGCTACCGGTACAGGGAAGACGTACACAGCTTTTCAGATCATCTGGCGCCTATGGAAGTCTGGAACCAAGAAGCGCATTTTATTTTTAGCTGATCGCAATATCCTGGTAGATCAAACTAAAAATAACGACTTCAAGCCATTTGGCGCTGCAATGACTAAGATCAGCAAGCGTCAGATTGATAAGAGCTACGAAATTTACTTGTCCCTTTACCAGGCTGTTACTGGTAACGATGAAGAAAAGAATATTTACAAGCAGTTCTCTCCAGACTTCTTTGATTTGATCGTGATTGATGAGTGTCATCGCGGTAGCGCCTCTGAAGATTCAGCTTGGCGTGAGATCTTGGATTACTTTTCTTCTGCCACACATATTGGCTTAACAGCTACGCCAAAAGAAACTAAAGAAATATCAAGTATTACTTACTTTGGTGACCCTGTTTATAGCTACTCACTAAAACAGGGCATTGAAGATGGTTTCCTTGCCCCTTATAAAGTAATCCGGATTGATATAGATAGGGATCTCCAAGGCTGGAGACCCAGTGCTGGACAAGTAGATAAACGTGGTCAATTAATCGAGGATCGCATCTACAACCAGAACGACATGGATCGAACCCTGGTCTTAGAAAAGCGTACAGAGCTAGTTGCAAAGAAAATCACTGAGTTCTTAACGGCTACTGATCCATTTGCTAAGACTATCGTATTTTGTGATGACATTGATCACGCAGAGCGCATGCGTCAAGCCTTGGTTAATTTAAATCCAGAGCGAGTCAAAGAAAATCGTAAATACGTTATGCGCATTACCGGTGATGAGCAAGAAGGCAAAGCTGAGCTTGATAACTTCATTAACCCAGAAGAACGTTACCCAGTAATTGCTACAACCTCTAAGCTAATGACTACCGGTGTAGATGCGCAAACCTGCAAGCTAGTTGTACTTGATCAACATATCAAGTCCATGACTGAATTTAAGCAGATGATTGGGCGCGGCACCCGAATTAACGAAGATTACGACAAGTACTGGTTCACCATCATGGACTTTAAAAAGGCTACTGAGCTTTTTGCTGATGAAGCATTTGATGGCCCGCCAATTGTTATCTATGAGCCTGGGGTTGATGATCCCCCGGTTCCCCCGGTGGAGCCGCCAACGCCTCCCGGAGTTGAGCCGCCCGTTCCCCCAGAACCCCCTGGCTTTCCTCCTGGACCAGAGGGTGTGAGAGCTAAATACTTTGTGGGTGACGTAGAGGTTCAGGTTATTGCCGAGCGGGTTCAGTATTACGGACCCGAAGGTAAGTTGATTACAGAGTCCTTAAAGGACTACACCCGTAAAGCAGTACGAAAAGACTATTCAACGTTGGATCAATTTCTAAAGAGATGGACTTCCGCTGAGCGTAAGGCCGCTGTAATTAAGGAGCTAGAAGAGCATGGTCTTTTACTGGAGGCGTTGGCAATCGAAGTTAATAAAGACTGCGATGCTTTTGATTTAATTTGCCATGTTGCATTTGATCAGCCTGCACTCACTCGTAGGGAGCGTGCAGATCAAGTCAAAAAGCGTAACTATTTCACCAAGTATGGCGAACAGGCTCGCAAGGTTCTCGAGGCTTTACTTGAAAAATACGCAGATACCGGTATCGAGAATATTGACGATATTAAGATTCTGACCCTAGACCCATTTAGTAAAATGGGTACAGCTAGCGAACTTGTATCAGCCTTTGGCGGTAAGCCAGGCTATATAGCAGCTTTGCATGAGCTAGAAAACCAGCTCTACGCCTAAAATTCATAGCAATACCCCAATAGATAGGCATTACCACTTATGAGTATTAGTTCAACTATTAAATCAATCCAAGACATCATGCGTAAGGACGTAGGCGTCGATGGCGATGCCCAGCGTTTGAGTCAATTGGTGTGGATGCTCTTCCTGAAAATCTTTGATGATCGTGAGAGCGAGTGGGAATTGCTTCAGGATAAATACAAGTCTCCGCTCCCTGAAAAGTATCGCTGGAGAAATTGGGCGGCTAATGCTGAGGGCATGACCGGCGATGAGCTAAAGCAATTTCTAGACAATGATCTATTCCCAGCACTTCAAAACCTAGAGGCTAAAGGCGGTCATCAACGCGCTTATGTTATTCGTTCCGTATTCGAGGATGCCTATAACTACATGAAGTCTGGCCAGCTGATTCGCCAGGTGATCAATAAGATTCAAGAGGGCGTGGATTTCAACAAAGCCCAAGAGCGCCATCTGTTTGGCGACATGTATGAGCAGCTTCTGAGAGATCTCCAGGCAGCCGGTAATGCAGGCGAGTTCTATACCCCAAGAGCTGTAACTGAATTCATGGTGCAGATGGTTAATCCGCGTCTTGGTGAAAAGGTAATGGACCCAGCCTGCGGAACGGGTGGATTCTTATCATGCTCAATAGAACACATCAGAAAACAAGATGTCAAAACACTAGAAGATGAGGCGCAACTGCAAGGAAGCATCTTCGGTATTGAGAAAAAACCAATGCCACACTTGCTGTGCACAACAAACATGATTCTCCATGGGATTGATGTGCCAAGCAATATCCGTCATGACAACACGTTAGCTAGACCCTTAATTAGCTGGGGCCCATCAGAGCGGGTAGATGTAGTTGTTACTAACCCACCATTTGGTGGAATGGAAGAGGATGGAATAGAAACCAACTTCCCAGCCGCATTTAGAACTAGAGAAACAGCTGATCTATTCCTGGTGCTAATTATGCAAATGCTAAAGCCTGGAGGGCGTGCCGCAGTAGTTCTGCCCGATGGATTTCTATTTGGCGAAGGTATTAAGACTCGCATTAAAGAAAAACTTTTGGAAGAATGCAATCTCCATACCATCGTACGCTTACCAAAAGGTGTATTCGCACCCTACACAGCTATTAATACCAATCTCCTTTTCTTTACTAAAGGGATTCCTACAAAAGATGTTTGGTTTTATGAGCATCCATATCCAGAGGGTGTGAAGAGTTACAACAAAACTAAGCCGATGAGGATTGAAGAGTTTGAGGCTGAAAAAGAATGGTGGGGTAATGAGGGAGGCGCCTATAAAGGTCGCAAAGAAGGTGAATATTCTTGGAGGGTAAGCATTCGGGATATTAAAGACAGAAATTACAATCTTGACATAAAGAATCCTCATATAGTTGATCGGGAAGCCGAGGATCCCGAACTTCTATTGGCTCAATATAATTTGCTACAGGATGATATTAATAGACTAAAGAGTGAGTTAAAAACAGTTTTAGGGCAGGCTCTATACGCTAAGAATTCTTAATGGAGATCCTCGAAAAAATGCTTGTTGATTCTTTTGACTTGTGGAGTACATCCATGTCGGAGAGAGCCTCTACTCGTGGCAGGAGTTCAGCAAATTCCGGTAATATTTATGGCGTCCAGAAACTGAGAGAATTAATTCTTCAATTGGCTGTTAGCGGGAGATTAACAACTGCTGCGAATAGTTTGCGATCCGCCAATGAAAATCTATCAGATCAATCTAAGGCCGAACCATTTATTGTCCCTAGCGGTTGGGTTTGGAAGTCTTTAAGAGAGGTTGGGCGTGTAAGTACTGGGAAAACTCCAGACACTAGAAATAGTAATTTCTATATTGGCACAACCCCATTTATCGGACCTGGCCAATTAAGCATGAATCATCGGATTCTAAAGTCGGATAAGTTTATTTCAAAAGAGGCTGAATTAAATACCTCAATTGCACTACCAGGAAGCATTTTAATGGTTTGTATAGGTGGGTCAATTGGTAAGTCGGCAATAGCTACCCATAGAGTTGCCTTCAATCAACAAATTAATGCAATTCAAACTACAGACTGCAATGTAGAGTTTATCCACATGTGCTTAAGGGCAAAGTTTTTTCTGGAGAGAGTTCACCAGCTTTCTTCTGGATCTGCTACTCCAATCATTAATAAATCTAGATGGGAAAACATACAGATTCCAATTCCACCAATTGGTCAGCAAAATAAAATAGTAGAAAAAGTTAATGCGTTGATGCAACTATGTGATCAGCTTGAGAGGGATGCGCTTAAAAAGGAAATATTCCACGATAACTTAGTTATTCATTTTATGAGCCTTCTTCTCAGGGCTGAGAGTATCGGGTCATTTCAAGATAATTGGAGCGAGGTGTCTCAACTTTTTGATGAGCTATTTATATCAGAACAAAACATCAATTATCTGAGGGGAATTATTATTGATCTTGCTCTCGAGGGTAAGATTTCTCTACAGGATTCTAGTAAAGACACTCTAGTAGATTTTCTTGAGTTATGTCGTAAAAATGCATGTCATTCATCAACCAAGAGGGGTAGGAAATTAAATAATGCATCCGATTTTCAGTCGGATAAAAAAGGTCTACATCAGATCCCGGAGAGTTGGTCCTGGATTAGATTATCCGAATTAGCCTCCTTTGAAAATGGCGATAGAAGTAAAAATTATCCGTCGCGCGATCAATTTGTAGCGGCTGGAATGGCATTTATTAATGCAGGCCATCTTCAAGAAGAGGGAATTGATTATTCAAATATGAATTTCATAGATGTAGAAACGTATGACAATCTTAGATCAGGAAAGATCAAAGAGGGGGATATATTGTTTTGTCTTAGGGGTTCTCTTGGAAAATTTGCCATAGTCAAGAATGGTGAAACTGGAGCAATAGCATCTTCATTGGTAATTATTCGCCCTTTTGCGCCAGAGATTGTTGACTATCTTGGAATTTATTTTTCTTCAACTCTCGCTAAGGATCAAATTTTAAAGTTTGACAACGGTACTGCTCAGCCTAATTTAGCGGGAGCCGATCTTGGCCATTTTCAAGTTCCTCTTCCCCCGCTGAGTGAGCAAAAAGCTATAGTAGCAAGTCTAAAAAGATTGCTAGCTTTATGTGATCAGCTTAGTGAGAGTTTTTCAAAAGCCAGGCAATTAGAATGTATGCTGGCCGACTCTTTTGTTGATCAAGCGCTATCCTAGCCCCTGAGAATACTCTGGGGCCTGCATTTAAGAATTGTCCATCCTTTCTTTGAGGTAAGTTTGAACCTGCTCAATAGTCCAAAAGGAAGACCTGCCAATTTTGATTGGTTTTGGAAATTCACCTTTCTGAACCATCAGCCAAAACTTAGATTTTGATACCGGCATCACTTTTAATATTTGCGGAATTCTCATCAAAGTAATAGGTGGGATTTGAGGGCTTGATTGACTCATCACCATCTCCTTAGCGGGCGCGTTTTACATTTTTACGATAAACCTGCAACGCCATCTTTGCAGAACTCATTTTTGTGTATCCATAAGATCGATACAAGCTATACAAGCGAAATGCCATCATTTAATTTAATCTCCTATTGTGTTTTGTTATGCATCATTTTGTGTGCTGCTGAAGTGCAATGTAGTCAATGAAATTTTGGTGGTCAATCAAATGTCAATACCCACTTTGAAGACGCATATTATTTTTTGACTACAAAAAAAAATTTATTTATAGAAGTGTCATAAGCCATATAAATAAATGGCTACAGCCTTGTCAGTAAATTCTGATAGCGTAAAGAGAGCGGTGGACACGCATAGATCAACAAACGCTTTAGATAAAGAAATTCATTCTCACGAATATCTCAAACATGGATTACAGAGAATTGATGAATAAATAAATTAAAGAAAAATTCAGAAAAAACGCGTTTGACGATACGCTTTCCAATTGTTAGATTCATCTCTTGCAAAAAATATTACGCGCAAGAAAAAGAACTACACGGAGACAGACTGAGATGAATTACTACGAGCATCACATTGGAGATTACGCAGAAGCGACTGCGCATCTTACATTCATAGAGGATGCAACCTACAGTCGCCTTATCAGAAAGTACTACGCCACAGAAAAACCGCTACCTATCGAAATCAAGTTGGTACAAAGATTGATCAACGCACGATCAAAAGAAGAAAAAAATGCAGTTGTCTCCGTTCTCAATGAATTTTTTACCCTCACTGACGATGGCTGGAGACAAGAGCGCTGCGATCATGAAATAGCCCGTTTCAAAGACAAGCAACTTAAAGCCAGGCGGAGCGCAGAAGGCAGATGGCAATCATTCCCCTCAGACGAGCCCCAACCAGAAACTTCACCAAATATTGGATGCGTTCGCAATGCGACCGCAATGCGAACGCATTGCTCACCAGACACCAAACACCAGTCACCAGTAACCAATCTCCATACACCAGGCAAACAAAACAATGGGGGTGAGAAAGAAAATTTTCCCCAAGAGTCAACAAAGCCATCCGATGAAGAAAAACTTTTTCAGGCGCGTATTGAAAAATATAAAAGCTTTGCAGCCATGATCAGCAAGGAGGGCAGAGCTATAGCCGTAGATGACTACCGCATTCGGGACATCGTCAATCTCGGGGTAACGGAAGCCGAGGTGGCAGAGGCTATCGCGACAGCAAAGGAAACCCGAATGAAAGTCTCAAACCCAACCCCGATCAATGCAGGATATGTCTTGGCCATTCTCAAGGGGGCGCGCAAAAAACTGGAAACCCCCAAAGCCGATGAAGACGCTTGGTGGAAATCCAATGAGGGCGTAGACGCCAAAGGCAGGGAGCTCTCGATGAAGGCCCAAGCCTCTGAAAGCTACGATTCCTTCAAAACCCGAATATTTGCCGAACTACGTAAACGCCAGGAAACCATGGAGAAGTCCAATGCAAACTAATCAAGCCATTGCGGGCGTGATTGATCGCCTAGACATGGAGGACTTCCCCATTGGATCAAAAGTGAAGACCCCAAGCGGGCGCGTAGGCACCGTGGTCAAACATCGCGGAGCCCAAAGCCGTCATGACTTATTCCAAAGAATCATCATCGAGTTTGATGAACCTCTTGGGGATTCGGTAGCGCTGCAACCCCATCTTTTACAGTTGATCAAGACCTCATGATTGAAAACAATCAAAAGAAATCAAAGAAACCAGCACTAAGCAAAAGCAAGGGAGGGGCAAGGCCTGGAGCTGGCCGCAAGGAGGGCAGTCTAACCAAGCGTACCCGTGAGATTGCTGAGGTAGCTGCTGCCCAGGGCATTACCCCCTTGGAAGTCATGATGAGCACGATGATGGCGCTTTACAAGGAGGCGGGTAATTGCAGTCGCGAAAGTAATCAGCATCATGATCAAGGTGATAAAGCTAATCAATATGATGATGGTCATACCGCCATGATCACGGAGAATCGCATCAAGTTACTGAACATGGCCGCCACCATCGCCAGACATGCTGCACCCTATGTACATCCACGTCTCTCCGCAATAGAGCACACAGGCAAAGATGGCACACCCCTGCAAAGTGGGGTCTTAGTGGTACCTAGTGCCATGAGCATGGATGAGTGGGAGCAAGCTGCCCAAGCAAAACACTAGCCCATGAAAACTATCTGGGCACCATTGCCCGGTAGCCAGACACTATTTCTGACATGCCCTGTGTACGAGGTATTGCTTGAAGGCACCAGAGGAGGGGGCAAGACCGACACCTTGCTCATGAGCTATGCCCAACATGTAGGTAGAGGCTTTGGGGATCACTGGCGCGGCACACTCTTTCGCCTCACCTATCCACAATTGGCTGACGTAGTGGCCAAGAGCAGGCGCTGGTTCTATCAAATCTTCCCAGGCGCCAAGTTCAATGAATCTGACTATGTGTGGAAGTGGCCCACAGGAGAGATGCTGTACTTTCGTTATGGTGCCAATGAGGATGACTACTGGAATTACCACGGCCATGAATACCCTTGGCTAGGATTTGAAGAGCTGACCAACTGGCGAAACCTCTCTTTTTACGAAGCCATGCATTCCACCTGCAGGTCATCTCACCCTGGAATGCCGAGGATGGTGAGGGCTACCTGCAATCCATTTGGGGTGGGCCACGCATCCGTAAAGGAGCGATTTCAGATTGGAGCTATTCCTGCAGGGCAGATCATTAGGCAGGAGGGCGCATTACCCAGAGTGCGAATTCACTCGACTATCTATGAGAACACCCACCTTCTCAAAAACGACCCGAACTACCTGATGAGTCTAGAGTCGCTAAGCGATCCAAACAGACGCAGAGCCTGGCTAGAAGGTGATTGGGATATCCACGTGGGAAGCTTCTTAGAAGGCGTATGGCAGCCCTCTAAGCACGTTGTAGAACCCTTCGCAATTCCACCGACATGGAAGGTCTGGCGCTCAATGGATTGGGGTTATGCCAGACCTTATGCCGTTTATTGGTTTGCCTTATCAAATGATGGAGTCTATTACCTATGGAGAGAACTCTATGGATATGGAGATAAAGAAAATACGGGCACTAGGGAAGATGCAACGGTAGTAGCGGAGAAGATCAAAAAGATCGAGATACACGACCAACGTCTTGGCTATGAATACCGCATGAACCTAGCTGATCCATCCATCTTTTCAAAGATAGGTGCAGAGCGGTCAATAGGTCAGATCTTTAGAGATAAAGGGGTGAAATGGACCGAGGCCTATAACGCATCAAGAAGCCGAGTAAATGGGGCTCAGGAAATCATCCGGCTACTAGCTGAGGACAGACTCAAGATCTTCTCAACCTGTAAGCATTGGCTTAGAACCATCCCTCAGTTGCCACCAGATTCATTAAATCCGGAGGACGTAGATACCGATGCAGAAGATCATGCTTGGGATGCGACGAGGTATGGGGTTATGAGAGCCAGGCAAATACCTGAAAGTGATTCGCTCTATGGATTGAGGGGTTAACGGTAATTCAGTGCGGATATCAAAAATTTAGTGTTAATTTAAGTAGCGGCGCAATGAATAAAAGGCAGCATAATTAAGTGAATTAAGAGTATTAAAAAAAAGATTTGCTAAGTCAGTAAGCTCTGCTGACGTTATTTCTCGCTCACTTCCTGTGGGTCTGCCGGGCCTCAGAATATCGGCTTCGCCTTGCAACGATCCATATATTCTGCCGTGAATTATTAGATTCCTCTCCTCAAATAAGTCTTCCAGATGGTCTAAAAGCTGTGGAAATGTCACTAATTCCTGGGTAAGGTGACAATGACTCAGTCGGCCTTGGATATATTTTATTTTTTGACTTGTTGGAAATCTATGAAGATTCTTGGGTTGATTTGAGTCATATGGAAGTAGAGTATTAATGCACTCGTCAATCGCCTCTTCAACATAAGCAGCATATAAGGCGAGGTAACCTAGTGCTTTAACTATGTCGCCAGTATCTTTTAAGATCATATTAACCCCAGTAAATTGTATCTATCTTAAAGGTTGGATATGCTATTAGTCATATGATTTGATTTGCGATGAAGGAGTGAGGATGATTAAAGAGGCGTTGGAAATTATTGAAATTATCCCGGGTACATTCTGGGGGGTTATTGTTGGCTCTCTTTTTTCGCTAGGAGGTGTTTGGCTAACCAATAAAGCTAGCGATCAACGGCTTAAAACTCAGTTTGATCATGAGAGGGCATTAAAAACGCAGGAGAGGGAAATGTCCTTGCGAAAAGACGTCTATTTGCAAGCAGCCGAGGCTGTTTCCGCCGGTGTTCAAGCATTATCAAATTTCCCCAACCTTGAAATTTCTAATGACGAAGTTGCAAAAGTCTATGTTGAAAAATCACCCTCGATTTCTAGAGCCTATGTAATAGGTAGCATGAAAACAATTAAAGCCTTAACCGATTTTGGGGGTGAGCTAGCAGCTTTAATGCTTGTCTTATACGTCGAAAGGGCTGAAATATTGACTTTGAAAAATAAAGTAACTCTTCTTGATTTTCAAATGAGTGGATTCGGTAAAGATAGAGATCGATACTTGGAATTAATGCGAGATGCAAATATTAATGGCCAGCGAGATCCGCAGTACTGGAAGGTGCTTAATGAGGGATTTGAATTTGAGCAAGGAAGGATTCACTCGCACAGCCAAGATCGAGATGCTATTTCTAAGCAATTGGCTTTGCAGCAATTTAAATTTATGAAGCGTTGCGTCACTGAGAGCCACAGAATGAGTCGGTGTCTCGCACCTCTATTAATTGCAGTCAGAGAAGAGCTTCAGTTGCCGCTTGATATTGATGGCTATAGAGAAATTCTGGATAGCAGTATTGCAAAGCAGCAGGTTGCCATCGATGATTTTGTAAATATATTTGCTAAAAAAATTAACTCAGAAAAACTATGATAGATAAATCTAATGTCGAGCTGATAGGGCAAATAAAGCCTGAGAAGTTAACTTCGCTTGCTGAAGATCTAAAAAGGGAGCAGGGTGAGATTCTTGCCGATCAGGAGCATTGGAAAGTCCATGGCACAAATAGGCGCAAAGCTTCTAGCAAGCGTGAAATCATGGAGGAGCTAAGCCGTGAAAGATTTCCCTGGGAAGAGTAAACCCACGCTAGAGTCCTTACTAGTCGATCAGCAGGTGATTACAGGCAAGAAGTTTATTGAGCGTAATAGATTGGAAAAGCATGAGGCCGAGAAACAAAGGGCGTTGCTACAAGAGGCCATGGAGTTTGAAGAGAGAAACCGAAGAATTAAGAGTTAGTCATTTCTGAAAAATTGATCAATCTATTTCTCATGGATGAGATGAGGTTCTATTTACGAATAATCCCACCGAAAGGGAGGTGCGGATGATTGTTGCGGTTGGATGATCCAGTTGCCTTGCAAAGGCATTGAGTATTTAAATGTCTATTTCTTATTAAATAAGGGGATCGCAATATGGGTCGTACAGTAATTAAATTACATCGGAAATATCCCAAATAAATTCAAAAAAATAAAGTAAGGGCGCTATAAATAAGATGTGCCTCAAGACTCAAATGCCCTCCAACAAAAATGGACTGCCCGCATCACACATGCGCGCGCTCACTGGTCAACCTTTCATAAGCGCGTAAGGCATAACCGCAACACTGTAGCCGGCTTTAACTGGAATGCCGATCCCACTGGTAAAGACTTCTACAGCCTAAGAGCCAACCTTATACATGGCACTATCTCTGCGGTACTTCCCAATGTCTACGCCCGTAACCCCGAGATATCAACAACACCAACCCACTCGGGCGCGGATATCAAGCTCTTCTGTAAAACACTAGAGAAAGTCACCAATAGAGCGCTGGAACATGCCCAACTCAAGAATCGAGCAAAGTCTACTGTAAGAGCAGCGCTGACCTGTAGCTTCGGCATTCTAAAAGTGATGTATCAGCGAGATCCAGGCAAGGATTCATATATCCAGGGTCGTATCAACGATGCCCAAGAAAACCTCCTAGCTATAGAGGATCTTGCGCGAGACCTCCATGAGGATAACCAACGTCATCATCATGATGCCAAGAGGGCTGAGCTAGAGGAGCTCATCAAGTCGCTTCAGGAACAATCGGAAGTGCAATCTGCCGAAGCCTTAGTAATCGATAGAGTTCTTACTGAAAACCTCCTCATTGATCCCTCAATCTGTGAGTTCTGGGATTACACCGATGCAGACTGGATCTGCCAAATCATCCCGATGAAGCGTAGCCAAGCAGAAGCGCTCTACAAGAAGAATCTAGCTAATGCCAAGATCTACCAACCGGGCCAGGGCGAACCTTCTCACAAGAAAGCTAAGCGCCTAGCCTCAATGCAGATGAATGCTGGTTCAGGCCCAGTGACTGATGATCAACAAATAGCGGTGCTAGAGATCTGGGATAGAGTAACTCAGCGCGTATACACCATGGTGGAGGGCGCGACTGAATGGCTGCGTGAGCCTTATTCCCCACCAAGGGCGGGAGAGCGTTGGTACCCATTCTTCTTATTGCCATACCAAGTAATAGATGGTCAATTCGTTGGCCCAAGCTTAGTCGATCTCACCGAGCGATTACAGGACGAACACAACGAAGCAAGGGATCGATTCAACCAACATCGAGACCTCTGCATACCAGGATGGGTAGCTTCCGCTGATATCAATGAGAAAACTATTAAGAAACATTCAGATTCAAGATTCGGTGAGATCACGATTGTCGATACCGAAGGCAAGCCACTGAATCAAGTCATCATTCCTAGGGGTCACCCCAAGATCGACCCCATCGTCTATGACACCAGTGCAGTACGTTATGACTGGGAGCAAGTCACTGGCCTGCAAGATGCTGCGCGCTCAACAGTGGTCAGGCCTAAGACAGCAACCGAAGCCAACATCTTACAAAGAGCCTTGTCAGGGCGCGTATTTGAATTCAAAGACCAGATAGAGGATTGGTTACAAGAGATAGCCCAATACAGCGCCCAGGTACTTTTACAAGAACTCACTAAAGAGCAAGTAGAACGCTATATGGGGCCGCCAAGCAATAAGACCACCATGGTCAATGGCGAACTAGTCATGACTATCGAGAAAACCTATGACTGGCCAGAACTCACCAAAGACCGAATCTTTGACATGGTCGATCTATGCATAAGAGCAGGCACCACCGGCGCACCAGATGGCATAGAAGATAAAGAGAGTTGGCTCAAGGTCTTACCCATGATTACGAATCTATCAATTCAGATACAAAACCTACAAGCCAGAGGAATGGATTACGAGCATATCCGTAATCTCCTACACGAGACCCTCTTGCGATATGACGATCGTATCGATTCCAATCTATTTATACCGAATGTAGAAAAGCAAATGGAGGGATGGTCACGCGATGACGATCCAAACTTAGGAATAAATTGGTTTTCTGAACGAAGGCAAAAGACAAATGCTGAAATGCATTACGGCAGCAACTTATTAAAAGAGGAGACAGGTAATGACGCAAGAAGCAAATGAAGTGGAAGGTTTTAAATCGGAGGTTCTAACCAAGGGTGGCTCAATTCAAAGGGAGCAGAATAGGGAGGCCAAGAAAGAGCGCGAGCGGCTTGAAAAAGAAGCTTATGAGAAGCACGCGGCCGAAAGTGCTGCAAGGCGCAATAAGGCAAGGGAAGAGCGTGCGCTTGAATTGATTGCGCAAGCAAAAGCCAGGCAAGAAGCCGCTCAATTAGATAAGGAGCGTAGCGCTCAGATACAACAAACACAAAAGGCGGAACGTAAGAGTCAGAGCCGGAGCCAAGCAGCCAACTTACTAGATGATCTAAGTAAGACCCCTAATGCATCTCTTGCCAAGTTATCTGAGGATATTGATGAGGGCGAAGTATTGGAGGAGGAGTCCGAAGCTCTATCGCCCGAGTCTATATTTAGGCCTGTAAAGGGCGAAGTGCATGTGCCAGCCTTTATGCCTGCTACAGAGGTTACGGCGCCACTACAAGCCCATGACCTTGGTGAAATATTGCCTGCACCAGTCGCCATTACCGTCGATACACTTCCGAAAACTGAGATTCAAATCGAAACTGGTGAAGATCTAATTAAGCGGGTATTGAACCCCGGGCCTACGGGTTTGAGTCCTGGTGTCGATGGCAGCGTTAACCAAGAAGCCTCTAGCAACATCAAATCGAAGAGGGGTTGTGAGCGTGTGCAGAGAATCATCAATGAAAAGCGTGATCTAGAAAAGCAGGTTGAAGATCTTCAATGCACGGTTACAAGCTTGCAAGACGTGATTCGTAAATATGAAATAGAAAGCAAGTTTGTGGGTAATGTGATGGCTCACGTGGATTCACAGAAAAAGCCTTCCGAATTGGTCTTAGAAGCAAAGCTGCAGATGCTCAAGTTTTTGAATACTCGTTCAGATGAAATTGATCACACCGATAAGGCGATCTGCTTTAGCAAATACATGTCAGACCCTTTCTACATGCAAGTCTTTGTGCAGAGCAATCAGCCAGAGCAGTGGCAGACCATGATTGAGTCCATCTATGAGGCGATTGGAAGGCCGGAGCCTAGTTTTGGAGGCATTAAGCCTATGGCAACCCATAGCCCTCAGCCTATACGGGCGCGAACCTCAACCCTAGGCACGCCATTGGCCAGCGCAGGCAATCCCATGGATCGAATTGCTCAGCATCTAGGGAATATGGGGATATAGATAGCTGTGAATTACATGCCACTTAAAACTAGTGGCATGTAGACATAAATGTCTTTAGACACCCAAATCGCCTCATTTTGTCTACAAAACAGCCGATATAGTCATTTTTCGTCAACAACTTAGCTTATATCGTGAGGATCAAGCAATTGATGCTGTGAGGGGTTGTCTGTAAATGCGTTACAAGCCTTCATTTTTTCCCAAAGATTTGGGAAGTTCGAATAATCAAATCCAGCGGTCCAACGCCATGCGCGAGTCATGGATCGAATGAAGGGGCTGGGATCATTGTTTTGAGACAGCGCTTTTAATGGCAGCAAATAATCCTCACGATAAGCCGTGGGAATAATAATGCGAGAGGCGGAGTGTTGAGTTAAGAATGCATTCATGGTTAGACGCGCCGTTCGGCCATTGCCATCCATGAACGGGTGCACTTCAGTAACTACAAACATCGCCATCAATGCGCGCGCAAATGGATCTTCCAGTAAAGCGATGCGCTTGAATCCTTCCCGCAAAGTGCCTTTAACAAGCTCTGGATGAACAAAAATAGTATTTCCTGCTTGGTTACTTTGCTCTTTCCATTCGCCTGGATTTTTATCTGGGCGACTAGAGAGTATTTGGAGGTTGCATTGCAAAAGCCACGCTAAGAAATCATCTTCATCTTTTGGGGGCTTAGAGCGAAAGGGCTGCTCCATGATTGCTTTAAAGGTGCCCAATACATCATGCGAATCTTCATTTCGTTTTGGAATCATCTTCCCATCGAAAATAATCTCGGAGGCCTCTTCGACAGTGAATGTAGTTCCTTCAATGTAGTTCGAAAAGTAGGATTCAAAGAATGCGAAATTAAAGGCGCTTTTACCCGTTTTTGCCTGATCTTCAATGATGGGAAAAGGTTTTCTTAATGCAGAAAACAAAGTTTCGAAGATCTCAATGCGATCAGGATCATAAGGTTTACCAGCTGCGCGCGCTAATGCATCAGCAGCCCGTAAAGAGCGGGCTTTACCAGTTTGCATTAAGGCCGAAACAATCGTGTTGAGCGTTTTAAATTGAACCTCTAGACCCAATTGAGGGGCAATTGCTTTAGCGTCATCACGTAGTGCATTGAGCTTGTGTTCACCACGAATGGTGCATAGCTTACTCAAATAAGACTCAACCCAAGGGCGACCCATAGTGCGAAGATCTGAGCCTTTGCGGCTATAGAGGTTCTCCAGTAACCGCCTAGCCTCTGAGGATATAAAGAGTTTTCCATACTGGGTATCGTTTAGCGAATCTTTGTGCGATTGAACTGCAGCAGGGCCTGGCAAGATATTGAGAGTCAACCCTGGAAATGCTATTTGACGTGCTCTATTGCCAGACACCAAAAATATATTCCCACTATCATCCGGTTTGCAAAGATGAGCAGAGCGGTAAGCTACTACGGAGCCTGGATAAAGATATTCGGTAATTTGCCGCCAATTTGGCCGAATGATTTGCTCGAGTGGGCTATTGAGGTCGCTGGTGTAAATGCCGCGATAAATTTGACGCAAACGACCAGACCTAGCCAAGCGGGAAATTCTCTGGGCGTTGGTTTTGTCTTCTCTCGAACTAAAAAGCAAGAGGGGCAGCTGGTCAACAGAAGTGTTCATAGGGCCTCAATTTATCCATTAATGTCAACAACTATGCATATATTATAGTTTAATGTCAACAAAAGTGCGTATAGAATCAAAATAACCCTATTTTTAGGTATATAGATACGGCTATTTCAAAGCCTTGGCATCGTTTACCAGTTGATATATCCGATTGTGCCTGTGAAGGATTTCAAAGAAAAGCCTCAAGGTATTGAGTGCATCAACATCCGCTCTGTGTGGACTGCCTTCAAATTGAAGCTTAAAAGAACCCAGGCCTGAGGATAGACCGCCACTGGGTTTTTTGCCCATGGCAAGCATGTGCAGGCTATACCAAGTTTTGACATCGATCCATCGACGACCAAAATAGGGAAAGCTGATACCTCGATCTTTAAATTCAGTTTTCAGTTCAAGTGAATCGCCACCGCCCCAGGTAATGGGATTAACAAAGCAATTACGCGTAGTAATAATTTCACCAATTTCTTTAGCTGCTTGTTCATGTGGAACTGAATAGTCAGAAATATCCTGATTGCAAATGCCCGTTAATTGGGTGATGAACTCAAAAATAGGCTCTTTAGGATCTAAGAACCATTTATACGAAGATAGGGATTGATTGACATAGTCATGGTAGTTTCCGACTGCTAACCCTATTTGAATGATCTTTGGATTTACTGTGGAATTATCTTGCGAATTGTTAAGCTCTAAATCAAGCGCGAAATAACACTGCTCTTTGTCCATGGGACTCCTTCACTATTCATTTAGATGAATGAGCAATGTAGAGATCAAGCTGCAAAGAGTCAAACAAAATAAATCACCACATTCCTATTAATGAATTTGCGATAGAGTAATTCAGTCAAGGGCACCCCAAAGGGGTGGCTTGCGCACCCTTGACGGCCACTGCCAAAGAAACGCTCTTTTATGCCCAAGGTGGCGCAAAGACACATTGGGTATAAAGACTCATAGCGATGTGAATAAATCGGCCAATAAAAACCCCAGAAATATCCAAACCCCACACCAAGCACCCCAATAATCAATTCATGTGGTGAGAGCTAATCACTCAATCTACTGCTTCATACCATCGCGTAAAAGCTAGAGTCGCGACTAGTAGCGTAGCAATGGATGGGTTCACGCTCCATCACCAGGTATGAAGCCACCAATTTCTTAAATAATTATTGATGGGGTGGCATATGCCAATTTCAAATACAGACTTGCAAGAGCTAGCCAAGGTTTCCTTAGATGAGTACTTGCGTAATCTACCGGTCGATCAAATCGCTGTAGAGAGACCTTTCCTTAAAAAACTGATGGAGGGTCGTAAGAGCCTATTGGGCGCAAAGCAAAACGTAGTCGAGAACATCCGCAAAGAGCATGGCAGTAACTTTAGCTGGGCCTTTGGGGAGGAGACGGTCAAGTTCAATAAACGCAATACGACTGAGCAGGCCTCCTTCCCATGGAGAAGGGCGGTAGATGGTCTTTATATCGACTATGACCGACTCTTTAGTAACGGCATCAAGGTGCGTGAGGGCGGGGCGCGTGGTTTCCAGTTGGAATACAACGAGCGCGTACAACTCATCAACCTCTTGGATGAGCAGTTAGAGGTTTTAAGAGAAGGCTTTCTGAATAAGTTAGACCTAGAACTTCACCGCGACGGCTCCCACGGCGCCGATGCGGTAGTTGGCTTAGATAGTCTAGTCAGCATAGCGCCCGATGCTGGAACGGTAGGAGGTATCGATCGAGCTAAAGCAAGTTACTGGCGTAACTACGCTATCAAAGACATTGCCTCAACATCGCCTGGTAACTTAGTGGGTGAGATGGAAACCGCATGGCGTCAATGTATTAAGCATGGCGGTAGTCCTGATTTCATCATCGCTGGGGGTAAGTTCATTGATACCTATCGTAAGCAAGTCACAGTAACCCATATCGCTGGATCGGGTGAGACCAAGTACATCGATGCTGGCGTAGGTGCGGGCGTAAATACTGGCCTAGCCTTCAAAGGGGTAGAGATCATCTGGGATCCGCAGTTTGATGAGCTTGATGCCATGGCGAATCGCACGGTGGAGTGGAGCAAGCGTTGCTATTTCCTCAATACCCGCTTTATGAAGCTACGTGACGACGATCTAGACATCGTTGCCCCCATCCGTCCGCACGATACCTTGGCGATGTACGCCATGGTGAACCTACGCTGCGCTTTATCAATCTCTCGAGCGAATGCCCATGCGGTATTGGCGATTCAATAAGGAAGATCAATATGAACCACAAAGAACTCATTCATAGTGACTTCCAAATTAAAGAGGTGGAAGCGGTAGTGCGCAGGGATGCCTTCACAACTATCCATGTGTATGTACCGCCTTATGAGACCAACATCCTTCGCAACCTCTTTGGGCGCGAGAACGTCACGGTGTTCGAGCGCCCATCAAAGACCACCATTACGCCAGAACAAGAGTACGACCGTCTATGCGCAAAGTATGGCCATGAAGTCGTAGCCAAAGTCTTTGGTGAAGATGATGGAGATCGCCTAATGGAGATCGTAGAAGGCTTGATGAAAGAAGGTCAGCTCCCAGCACAAGAGAAGGCATTAGAAGGAACTCTTGAGCAAGAGCCATCAGAAGCCAAAGGAGCTAAAAAACGCTAGTAGTAGGGAAGGCTATCGCCATGACTACTGGCAGCAGGTGTTTGGGTGCGGCTGCGGGTGTTGAAGTAACCATGGTGTGTGGGCGCGCGTAACTGCGCCCCACTGCCAACACCAATTAAAAGCCTTGGCGGTAGTGGGGCGGTGGACTTCCATACTCATTCATACCTTCGAGCATCAAGAAAAGAACCTAATACATGCTTCCAATCATCACATCCCTAGTGCAAACCTTGGCCGTCAATGGCCTTGGCTTACTTGCGGGCGCGGTCCAAGCTAAAGGTAAGGAGTTCATCGAGAGCAAGATTGGGGCGCGCATTCCAGACAGCCCAAGTCAAGAAGATCTCATCAAGCTTAAACAGCTTGAGATTGAGCAAGAGCAGTTACTACTGCAATACACCCTTAAACAAAAAGAGCTCGAGATAGAAGAATCCAAACTGCTAGCAGAGATGCATCGAGCCTCACAAGACAATGCTACCAATCGCTGGCAATCCGATATGGGTAGCGATTCAAAGCTATCAAAGAACATCAGACCAGGAACGCTGGTTTATATCCTGACGGCTTATCTACTATTTGCCTTACTCTCAGCCATAGGTATTGATATCAATGAAGCCTATGTAAAGCTCCTCGGCGAGTGGGGTCAGCTAGTCATGCTGGCTTACTTTGGAGGCAGATCAGTCGAGAAGATTTTTGAGATGCGTATGCATGGCTTAAATAAAAAAGAAGAGCAATGAGTAGCCTGGTAAAGGAGCAAGCTGCATTCTTGATCGATGTCAGTCGTCTTATTCAGTTTGCGACAGCAGAAGGGTGGGTAATCACTGGAGGTGAGCTCTGGAGATCCCCGGAGCAACAAGAGATCTACTTTAAGACTGGTAGATCAAAGACTATGAATAGCAACCATCTAAGACGCTGCGCTATTGATCTGAACTTCTTCTGGAGTGGAAAACTTGTTTGGGATAGAGAGTTGATACGCGAAGTCGGCGAATACTGGGAGAGCCTAAGCCCCAAGAATCGATGGGGAGGAAATTTCAAGGGCTTTGTGGATGTGCCACATTTCGAAAGGGTTATCCTAACTTATTGAATATTAAGGATTAAATAATTGTATCAGTCATCCGTAAAAAAATTACGGATGACTGATACAATCTTTGCTCCAAAGTGAGAACTCGACAATTCGAGTTAAATAAGGCGATAAATCATGTTGACTAAATTTGAGGTGGAGAATTTCAGGGGCTTTAAGAATAGGTTTATTTTTGATTTATCTGAGATTAAAAACTATGAATTCAACAGCGACTGTATAAATAACGGCATCGTAAATAAGGCCATGATTTACGGCAAAAATGGGTGCGGCAAGTCAAACTTGGGCTACGCAATTTTTGATTTGATTTCTCATTTAACGGATAAGTTTGTCCCAAGGCACGAGTACATTGCAAACTATTTACATGCCGAACTCTCTGGGGCGCCTGCTAGGTTTAGGTATGCCTTTAAATTTGATGGAACTAACATAGACTACTTTTGCGAAAAAGTGGGCGTCAATGAAGTTGTTTTTGAAGAGCTGAAAATTGATGGTGAAACTGTTGTTCTCTATAAAGTGGGCGAACCGATACAGATAGACTTAGTTGGTGCAGAGTCACTCAACAGAGATTTAGGTGCAACTAAAATTTCAGCCCTAAAGTATATTAAAAATAATGCAGTTCTTGATAAAAGCCCAGCCAATGACGCACTAAAAAAGCTTTTTAACTTTATTGATGGCATGCTATTTTTCAGATCTGTGGATGAAAGAACATTTATTGGCAATCAAGCGGCTGGTGACGATATATTAAAAAATATTCTTAACAAAGGAAATCTAAAAGACTTTGAAGAGTTTCTTAATGCTGCAAATGTAGAGTGTGAGTTAGCGACCATCGAAGTCAATGGTCAAGAGGAGGTGGTTTTTAAATTTGGTGATAAAACCCTTAATTTTTGGCAGGGGGCATCTACTGGCACAAAGTCGCTATCACTTTTTTACTACTGGCTTCAGTTGCTTAATGATGGTCAGGTTTCTTTGGTTTTTGTTGATGAGTTTGATGCTTTTTATCATTACAAACTTTCCGAATTCATTGTTGAAAAGTTAAAAGATGCGAATGCTCAGGTTGTACTTACTACTCACAACACGAGCTTAATGACAAATGATTTAATGAGGCCAGACTGCTGTTTTGTGATGGAAGATAAGGTCATAACTCCATTCTCTAGAATGACAGATAAAGAGTTAAGATTTGCCCACAACATTGAGAAAATGTATAAAGCGGGAGCTTTTGGTGGCTAAGTCTGTCTTATTCGTTTATGAGGGTGAAAAAACAGAGACACAGGTTCATGAAGTTTTTGAGAGACACTATTTCTCTAGCAAACAGACTTCAATTAAGGTTGCTTTTGGAGCCGAGATCTATCAGCTTTGGAAGCGAATGACCTCTGAAGAGTATTTGGATGTTTTGGAGGTTTTAAAAGAGCGGGCACTTATAAATCATGATGAGATTGCCCCCTTAAAGAGGGGTGATGTATCAGAAATATATTTATTCTTTGATTATGATGGCCATACTTCGCTTTCCTGTGATGAGGACTTGGGAAGCATGTTGGATTACTTTAATGAGGAAACTGGACCTGGAAAGCTATATATAAGTTACCCCATGGTTGAAGCGGTTAAGCATATCAATGCTGTCAATGACTTTCTTGATACTGTTTTTAATATCCCCGATGGTAAAAGTTACAAAAAACTTGTAAATGATGAAACTGATTACATGCATCTATCGAAAATCAAAAAGAGTGAGCTCGATTATGTTGTTCTCCAGAATTGCAAAAAAGCCAATTACCTGGTTCAAGGTGATAGAGCCCCTCCAGAGTATCAAACGGTGATTTCCAGGCTTAGCCAGGGTCAGATATTTAGGGCTCAATTAGAGAAGCATATTTTGAGGTCTAATCAAGTCTCAGTATTGAGTGGATTTCCTTTATTTACGGTTGAGTATTTCGGTCGGGATGCTTTAACTGCTCTTTATCATGGTAGATAGATTTTCATTCTTATTAATTGCAGCATTTACTATGGCGCCCCATTCTTCCATTAGTACTGTGCGTTTCTCCAGCTGATCCTGCCTTCTATAGGCAGCCTCAGCTTTATTCTTAATGGTGTGCGCCAAAGCTAGCTCAACGGTCTCATTCGGATAGTCGGTAGTCTCGGCTGCCCAATCTCTAAATGTTGATCTAAAGCCGTGGGGAACATATCCAGAATACTTTGGCATCTTTCTCATCATAGAAAGTAGTGCCATATTGGAAAGATGAGACTCTTCTTTATGCAGTGATCCTGGAAATAAATAACTACTCACACTGATAGTTTTTAGATGTTCAAGGATTTCCATTGCCCTAGTGTTTAGTGGAACGCGATGCTCTTTGCCGGCCTTCATTCGCGCCGCAGGAATTACCCACACCTTAGTTTCTAAGTTGAACTCTGTCCACTTGGCTTCAATAACTTCGCTTGTGCGAGTGGCAGTCAGAATCAATAGCTCCAATGCCAAGGCAGAATAACCATTGTGTTCACGAAGATCTTTTACAAATTCCCCAATGCGCTGAAACGGTAGGGCTGGGTGATGGCTCTTCTTCTGAATCTTTTTAGCCTTGGGTAGTAAATGTCCTAGCGCACCTTTTAGGCGTGCCGGGTTATCCCCTTTGATGTACTCATGGGCCTTGCACCAATCAAAGATCACCTCAATGCGTTGTCTAACCCTAGTAGCGGTCTCGGTGCGTACATTCCAAAACGTACCCTCAACAGTGCCATTCTTGTTTTTAATTTCTTGCTCTAGTAATTTGGCGATATGGCTGGTGTTGATCTGGTCTACGCGTAATTCACCTATCTCAGGATATGCAAAGGTGGAGATGGTGTTCCTCCATTGGTCAGCATGCTTAGAGCTCTTCCACTCCGCTTTTCTTCCCTCGATACAGCGTTCGGCAGCTTCTTTAAAGGTGATGCCATTATTAATAGCTGTAATTCTTTTGCTTTTAGCCTTACAGCGATCCTCGGTCGGGTCAATGCCATCCATGACCAATTGACGCAATTCAAGGGTTTTTCGGCGAGCATCAGCTAATGACCGAGCCTCCAAGGATCCCAAACCCAT